GCTTTGTTAGATATTGCTTTAGAATCCGGCCATGTAATTAAACCAACTAATGGTTGGTATTCTCGTGTTAATACTGAAACTGGTGAGATTGAAGAAAAGAAATGGCGAGTTAAAGATACAGACTCAAAAGTGTTTTGGGATCCAATCCTAGAAGATGCAAAATTTAAAGAATTTGTAGAAAGCAAATATCGGATTTCACATTCTGATATTATTCAAGATGAAGTAATAGCAGACGCATTTGGAGAAAATGATGATTAAATTCGTTCAAGGTACAGACTATGAATATGTAGTCAATGATAAGGACTTAAATTCGGTTCATATTAAATTGTTGACCGGTGAGTACAAAGATACTGTATTTAAGTATGGAAAAGTGGCCATCGATGAAAAAGATGATAATGCCTATTTACAGTTTAACTTTACTGTGATACAATCACCAGTTAATAAGTTAGAAAAGATGTTAGCATTTAGAAATTACATTGGTGATTTGTTAAGTACAATTATCACCAGTCAACTTGATATTGAAGAGAGTTATATAGATGAGAATGGAACAGATGATTCATCCGGGGTTGATGCCTATGATACTTTTTTAGATGACCCTAATCAGATTTAAATTAATTTACAATTATTAAAATGCCATCTGGTCATTCCATTACCACCAGTTTTATTACAGTGTGGACAGGTTAGAATAATTGATTTTTTAATGTTACTTAATTTTTGTTTTCGTTCTGCAGAAAAGGGCTTGTTTTTATTACCGGAACCAATTTTGTTTCCTTGCATTGACAAACTTCTTTTTTGTTTTTCTTCTAAGGATTGGACTCTATGTAATCCAAATACCCCTTCACCACCTTTGGTTTTATTATACCCCGAATTGAAGGAGTCATACATTTCAATAAAATATGGTTCCATTATATCTTTACAATGATTTTTTTCTTTAGACTGATATAGTAGTTCCCATTGAAAATTATCCCAACCATGTTTTCTGATAGCTCGATAAAAATGGTAGTTTAATTTAACAGAATTCGATTTGTGTATTCTTTTTCTATTCGGCCAATTGGAATCAAAACCTATGTAGATTTTGTTGTTGATGGTATTAATTACTTTATATACTGAATATATACTTGACATGGGCTGTGTCCTTGTGTTATAGTGTATGGCATAGAGTAGGTAGATGTTAGCGCATCGTGACCTACACCTTTATTTATAATGGAAATGTTATGAGAATGGAACAATTAATATTAAAAAATCTGATTTACAACGAGGACTACTCTAGGAAGGTTCTTCCGTTTGTAAAATCGGATTACTTCTCGGACAGAACCGAGAAACTAATTCACCAAGAAGTTAATGACTTCATATTAAAATACAATTCACTTCCATCATATGAAGCCCTAATTCTTACAATTAAAGAGAAGAATGGGCTTCAAGATGAGGAAGTCAAACGAGTTGTTGAATATCTAGGTACAGTTAATGAAGACAAAGAACAAGTATCCAAGATGGATTGGTTACTTGATGTAACTGAGAAGTTCTGCCAAGAAAAGGCTGTATATAATGCTGTCTTGGACTCCATTCATATCTTAGATGGTAAAGACAAAAATCAAAATGATAAAGGTGCAATCCCCAAGATATTATCTGACGCTCTCGCTGTTACCTTTGATACCAATGTAGGCCATGATTACTTACAGGATTCGGACAGTCGCTATGAATTTTACCACAGAAAAGAAGAAAGAATTCCCTTTGACTTGGATTATTTTAACAAGATTACGAAAGGTGGCTTACCGAATAAAACTCTCAATATTGCATTGGCTGGTACTGGTGTAGGTAAGAGTCTTTTCATGTGTCATGTGGCCGCTGGTGCTATGGTACAAGGTAAAAATGTCTTATACATCACCATGGAAATGGCTGAAGAAAAGATTGCTGAGCGAATAGATGCTAACTTGCTCAATGTTAATCTGGATGATTTAACGCAGTTGCCTAAAGATATCTATGATAAGAAAGTCAATAAAGTCAAGGATATGTGTACAGGTAAACTAATTATCAAAGAGTATCCGACAGCCTCGGCTTCGGTTACCCACTTTAGGGCTTTATTAAATGAACTCAATCTTAAACGCAATTTCATGCCTGATATTATCTTCATTGATTATCTTAATATCTGTTCTTCATCTCGGCTTAAAGTTGGTTCGAATGTTAATTCCTATACCTACATTAAATCGATTGCTGAAGAGATTCGAGGACTTGCTGTGGAGTTTAATGTTCCAATTGTGTCTGCAACTCAAACAACCAGAAGCGGATTTACAAGCTCTGACCCAGGACTTGAGGATACTTCTGAATCATTTGGACTCCCTGCCACCGCAGACTTCATGTTCGCCTTAGTATCATCCGAAGAACTAGAAGGTCTTGGCCAAATAATGGTCAAACAGTTAAAGAACAGATATAATGATCCAACTTATCATAAACGATTTGTATTGGGAGTTGACCGAGCTAAGATGAAGTTATATGATGTTGAACAATCGGCTCAAAGTTTGACGGATGCTGGCCAAGATAAACCGCTAAATACATTCGGCAACAACGAAAAGAAAAGTAAATTCTCAGGATTTAAAGTGTGATACACATAGAAGTTACAGGTAAATCTAATTATTTGTTTAAGCAAACAGTGATTGCGGCCTGTAGGTTCTATATGGTTCAACTTAGATTTAGGAAAAGAAAAACACCCCTCGATATTACAATTAAGATTACAAAGAAAATAACAGAGCAAGGATTATGTGAGTTTAACCAAGACTTTAAATATCCAGAAATAGAAATTTACCTGAATAAAGAAACAGGTGAAGATGAGATGATTAAAACCTTGGCTCATGAATTGGTTCATGTCAAACAATTTCTAAGAAAAGAATTGAGAGTCTGTAATAAAGAAATTTATTGGAAAGGTCAGCTTTCTGAAAATGAAGAATGGGAAGATGAAGCTTACGAATTGGAAGAAAAACTATATGGTGAATATATAAAATGGAAATAACAAAAGAAGATGGCCTGTATGTTGCCAAGGCTTTCAAGGATTACTTTAGTAACTTTGAGAACATTGAGCAATATATGCGTGACGAAAAACTAAAGTCACTTGAGGATATGCCAGCTACACTATTCCCAATCGAAGATGATTTATTCTCTGATTTTACTATGCACCCAAATGATATGGACATTGAAGTGTGTGAAATACCAGGCGAACAATGGGAAACACTGATGAAGATTACCTCATCACATATCAACAAGGCACCAGTTGGTCGTAATATTCAATTAGCAGTGCGGGAAAAGAAAACACAAAAAGTTGTCGGTTTTATCCGATTAGGTTCTCCTGTCATTTATATGAAACCCCGTAATGGTCTTCTTGGCCAAGTGTGGATTCAAAACCCAATTTCCGCCAAACGATTTAATCAATGTACTATCATGGGCTTTGTTATTGTGCCTGCTCAACCATTTGGATTTAATTATCTTGGTGGTAAACTCTTGTCAGCCATTTGCACATCACATGAAGTGCGAGAGATTGTCAACAAGAAGTATAAGATGAACCTGTGTTTATTTGAAACAACCAGTTTATATGGTTCATCTAAGACGGTATCCCAATATGATGGAATGAAACCACTAATTCGATTTAGGGGTTTAACAGAATCCGACTTCGTGCCTATGATGCACGGTGATAGATATCGGGCTTTGAAAAATTACCTAGAAAGTCGATATGGTGATTTGTTAGAAGGTGAAGAATCTTCAACCAGTCGTAAATTAAGAACATTTACTAAGATAATGGCTTTGACAAAAGCAACATTAAAAGGTACACCAGACGGTGAGGATTTTGCTAGGACAATAGAAAAGGCCAAAGACTTAACAGAACAAAAAAGATATTATACATCTGATTATGGATTTAAAAACATGGTCGACTATATAAATGGTGTTGATGATGAGTTAGTACCAGGTGAGAATTACGAAAAACATAACTTGAAAAACATTGTGGATTGGTGGAAACAAAAAGCTTCCAACCGCTATGATAGTCTGCTAGCAGATGGCCGACTAAGAACCGAACTTGAAGTTTGGAACACAAATAAAAACATTCAGATTATTAGATAAATACTTTCATTTGAGAATACTATGGCAGATACCACGAGTTTAGCAGAATCTTCACAAGCTTTATTTTGCGCATTGGGAGAATATATCAATATTAAAGGTAAATCTGTAGATATTTATTTTGACAAGAAGGTTAATCCTGATTTTTTAAAATTTGAACAATCTTGGCATAAAGATTTTAATAAGACAGAAGATTCTATAGAAAACATCTACAATAAATTTACTAGAACCGCAACCGGTGCTCAAAATTTAAGTTATGGTGATATCAAAGATTTCTTGGTATTAAAAAAAGATTGGTATCTTTCATCTATAGCTATTGCTGACAAATTCATCAAAGATGTTGCTAAAGTTCCAGGCCTAAGTGCTTTTAGAAATAAACCTAGTTTGAGTGAAATATGGTATTATCGTGGTGACAGTGAAGTTATGACTATTCTAGCAGATTTATTTAAAATAGCAAATACCAATGCTGATTCTCCTTTTGGAGACCTTAATAAATGGTCTCCAGCAGATATCTATTTTGCGGATAAGTTAGCAAAAGCAGAAATTAAAAGGTCATTAGAATATTATAAATCTCATAGCAAACAATATGGTTTTGATATATTGAATAATATGATTAGTAGTTTAATGGATAAAGGATATCTTCTTCCTATTTCACTAAAAAAACAAACAGGAACAGTAATGATTAAACCTGTAAATTTCGATAGAGTAAAAGAAGAACAAGAAATTCTAAAATTTGGTTTTACTGGATTACGCCAACCATGGAAGAAATCTACACCTGAATCTCCACAAACTAGGGATTTGCAATTACAAGTATCAAGTTCCAAAACAGAATATATCCAGATACGACATGATGCTTCAAATGGCGAAAAATCGGATGGATTTAAATCTGAATATTTTGGTGGTGGTGAAGCTAAGGGTGGAGGGGTTTCTTCTATTAAAATGTTTTCTAAAATATTTTCAGACATAGATAAGGGTGCGGCTGATACATTTCAAAGAACTTGGCGAAATGGTTCAGATGAATATAAAAAGGTTATGAAACCTAAACGAGCAAAACTAGAAGCTGATTTAAAAATGTCAAAATCCGCAGAAGCACAAAAATTAATTAAAAAGGCTTATGATGAAGATAGGGGATTAATGAGTGCCATGTATGTAACAAATCCTGTTTTTACATTTATGATTATTTGGCTTAACAAAAATGATAAAGTCGTTAAAAATGATCCGTTAATTGTATCGCCCGCAGATAGATTGATACAAAAAGTATACAAATATATAACCTCAAGAACTGAAATATCAAGTAAATTTATTATTATGAAATAAGGATTATTATGGCACTAACACTAGACGCACAAGCAATATTAAAACAATATGAGAATACTGGAGATGACTTTGGTTTCTCCACAGTATCAGAAGAAGAATACAATTCAGTCATAAACAATTCAGTTGTTTCGGCTGACGATTATAAAACTAGGTTACAAGAAGTTGAAAAACTAATCATTCCTTTCTTACAAAAACTTTATTCTACGGCCGAGAAAGAATACATATACTGGCCTAATCGTAAAACAACTATTGAAGGTCAAATCAACAAGATTTTGAAATTAACTCGTGGGTAATTATGTATATTTTTATTGTGACATCAACTTTGAATCCAAAGATTGGTATTCTATCTCCTGAGATTCGTTACCAACAAACCTTAAACACAATCAAATCAATCAAAGACAAAGTTAAAGACTCCGTTATATTAGTCTTGGATTCATCTCCTGTGCCGTTGGAACAGGCTATGATTGATGGGTTGAAGTCACAGGTTGATTACTTTATATCTCTGTTCAACCATACTCATGCTACAGAATTAGGCAATGCAGGACTTAAGAGTCCAGCTGAATGTTACATTATGATTGTGGCTCTGGATATAATTCGTAACTTAGCCTTAGATAAGGTTCAACGAGTATTCAAAATAACAGGCCGAGGTGAACTGACTGAGCGATTCAATATTGAGGACTATGATAATCCTGATATGAAAGGTAAATATGTATTCAAGACTAGAGTTGTTTCATGGATGACACCCCAATTAAATCTAGTTGACACTCGATTATGGTCGTTTGATTATCCAATGCTCGAAGAAGTCAATCATATGGTTAGACAAGCATATGACGATTGTATGAATACTCGATGGGATTTGGAGCATATATATTTCAAAGTAATGAATAAAGAAAAACTATTTGAGAAAGATGTAATTGGAATGAAATGCCAGTTAGCATCTGATGGAGTAATTATTGATGAATAACCCTTTAGTAACAATTATCACACCAACCACTGGTTCAAAATTCTTATCACAAGTGATTGAATCGGTTCAAGACCAAACCTATAAGAATATCCAACATTTGGTAGTTGTAGATGGGCCATCTGATTCAGCTTGTGGAATTCTGAGTGAGTATTTGGCTATCCCTAATATTGACATTTTAAAACTTCCATACAACACAGGACATGACCAATATAATGGCCATAGAATTTATGGAGCATCCACTTTCTTGGCCAAAGGCGATTACTTTATTTTCTTAGATGAAGATAACTGGTTAGAACCAAATCATGTCCAAGCATTGGTGGATTCAATTGGTGATAATTCTTGGGCTTACACATTGCGTAAGATTGTAAATCAAGATGGTGAATACATATGCAACGATGATTGTGAATCTTTGGGAAATTGGTTATCAATACTCAATGATTATTTTGTTGATGTCAATTGTTATATGCTTCGTAAAGATGTTGCTCTGAACTTTGCTCCTGGTTGGTATCGTAGAGCAAGACATCCACAAGAACAACCAGAAGTTGACCGCTTACTGAGTGGGTGGCTAAGGCTGAAAAATTTGAAAGCAAGTTGTACAGGTGAATATACAGTCAACTATCGTGTAGCAAGTAGAGCTGACTCTGTGACAGGTGAGTTTTTCTTAAAAGGCAATGAATATATGAAACAGAAAATGAATGGAGAATTACCGTGGCGCAAAGAAATTTAATAATTGGTGTATTTTCTAACTATGAATATGATGATGTCAAGCCATGGGTAAAATCGGCCAGAGATTGTGGTTTCAAGGGTGATGTAGTATTAATTGCTATTGATGTTAAAGAAGAAACCTGTGAACGAATTGAAGAAGATGGGGTTATCGTAGTCCGAAAAACTAAGATGCAAAATATGATGATCCACATGGAAAGGTTCTTTCATATTCATAAGTATCTATCTGAATATCCAGATTATAATTATGTCATATCTACTGACGTTCGAGATGTAATCTTCCAAAAGGATCCAACTGAATGGTTTGAATTTTTCTTCAGAAAATACATTGTTTCATCAGGTGAGGCTATCCAGATTAAAAACGAACAATGGAACCGAGATAATATTATCAAAAACTTCGGCCAGTATTATTACGAAGAAATCAAAGATGAGATTGTTCAATGTGTTGGTGTCTTAGGTGGTCATGCTAAATATATGAAAGACTTGTGTTTCTATATTTACCAAATGTCATTGAATCGTCCAGATTGGGTTGCTGACCAAGCTGCGTATAATATGATTATACATAAGTCACCATGGAAAGAATTAACTTACCATGCAGAATTAAAGGATGCTTGGGCTATCAATGCTCATGTAACTAACTATGAACCAGATATGAATAAGTTTGGTCCTCATTTAATGGAACAGCGACCATACCTAGAAAATGGTATGATTATCGATGGCAAGACAAAAGATCCATTCCATATTGTTCACCAGTATGACCGAGTCAAAGAATGGAAGAAATTTTACGAAGATAAGTATGATGTGAAGATTAATTCGCAATATACACCAGATGATGATATGATTGTTATTAATACAGGAGTTTAATATGAAGTGTTTAGTTACGGGTGGTTCTGGTTTTATTGGTTCTAATTTGGTTGACAAGTTAATTGAAATGAGTTATGATGTTATTGTGATTGACGATGAGTCTGCTACAGCACACGACCAGTTCTATTACAATCCTAAAGCTTTCTATTTCAAGTATGATATTTGTGATTATATAAACACTAAGCCGTTATATAATGGTGTAGATTATGTATTCCATTTGGCGGCTGAATCTCGTATTCAACCTACTATTGAAAATCCAGTTGGAGCAGTCAGAACAAATACATTAGGTACCGCAACAGTATTACAATGTGCTAGAGAAGCTAATGTTAAACGGGTAATGTATTCTTCTACTTCATCAGCTTATGGTTTAGCAAATACCCCGCCATTAAAAGAAAACATGCCGACAGATTGTTTGAATCCATACTCTGTTTCCAAAGTAGCAGGTGAAAGTCTATGTAAAATGTACTATGACTTGTTTGGTTTAGAAACGATTGTGTTCCGTTACTTCAATGTGTATGGTCCAAGACAACCAATGCGTGGGCAGTATGCACCTGTGATTGGGTTATTCTTACGTCAGAAAGATGCGGGTGAATCTTTGACTATTGTAGGCGATGGTTCACAGAAACGAGATTTTACTCATGTAAATGATGTTGTTAAGGCTAATATTCTAGCAGCAACTACTGTGTTTAATATTAACCCACCTGTTGGGCTATCTACACATGTATTAAAACCATTTGGCCAAATCTACAATGTAGGCACCGGTAAAAATCATTCAGTATTGGATTTAGCTAAAATGATTTCCAATAATTACACATTTATACCAGATAGACTAGGTGAGGCTAAAGAATCACTAGCTAGCAATTCCAAAATCAGAGAATATTTTGATTGGATACCAACAGTTAAGTTAGAAGATTATATTGAGGAACAATTGAATGGCTAATATTACTATCGTTACTGCTTTCTTTGACATTGGTCGAGAAACATGGACACAAGATAAAGGTTTACCTCATTATCTGTACAGACCAACGCAAACATATTTTGACCGATTTGCTAATATGGCACAACTCAACAATGAGATGGTCATATTTACTTCACATAACTTAGTTGATAAAGTTTGGGAATATCGCAAGGGTAAAGAAGATATTACAGAAGTTATCGGTATTGATTATGCTGATGAATTTAAAGAATTAAGATTGGCCATTGCTACTATACAAACTAATGAAGATTATCAGAAACAAATTAATCCATGGCAAGTAAAGAATCCAGAATACTGGTCTCCCGATTATGTTTTGGTTAACACATTGAAATCTCATTTTGTTAACCGTGCTATTGCTAACCATAAAGTGACAAATGAATTGGTATCATGGGTTGATTTTGGATACTGCCGTAATGTAGAAGAATTCATCAAAGGAACAGAATGGAATTATGACTTCAATCCAGAAAAGATGCATCTGTTTGAGTTAAAAGAATTTGATGTTGAGAAACAAACAATTTTAGATTTGATTGTCAATAATGATGTTCATATGACAGGTGGTGCTATTGTTGGTGGCAAGTCTGTGTGGCCAACTTTTGATGCTCTTATCCAACATTCATTTAATGAACTATACATAAACAACTTAGTTGACGATGACCAAACCTTGTTATTGATGGCCTATTTGTTTAAACCGGATATGTTTGAGATTAGAAAAGTTACACATGGAGACGAATGGCTAAGACATAATTCGGTTTTCAATAAATATAATACATAAATAAGCAATAAATTACGACCGCAGAGAGTTGTTACCCAATGATTTCAATAAAAAAACTATTAGCTGAAGCTGAGGCTGCCGAAGAAACTGGCGGCGAAAAGCTCAAACATATTGAACACTTAGAAGACCATCCAATTAATGATGGTGCTAAGGGTTTTGACCATGCTGTTGGTGCTTTAGAAAAAGTAAAGCACCACATCATTCAAAAGAAAAATGATTCAGATTTAACCATGAAACATGATGGATCTCCGTCTATTGTATACGGCCATCATCCTGAGAATGGCAAGTTTTTTGTTGCATCTAAATCAGCGTTTAATAAATCACCTAAGATTAACTACACAGATAAAGATATCGAAAAGAACCATGGTCATGCTCCTGGTTTGGTAGAGAAACTAAAAGCCGCTCTACATCATATCCCAAAGATTGTGCCTAAGAAAGGCGTATTTCAAGGAGATATGTTATATTCTCCTGGCGATGTAAAACACGAAAACAACAAAGTTAAGTTTACACCAAATACTATTACCTATGCGGCACCTGAAAAAAGTGAAGAAGGTAAAAAGATTGCTAACTCTAAGATAGGGTTATACACCCATACAGAATACCGTGGTAAAGATGCTTCTTCCATGAATGCTCATTTTGATCCAGATTTATCTGGTTTTAAACATAATGCTGATGTATATCACAGAGAACCTGGACATGACACTTCTAAAGCTAGTTTCTCTCCAGAAGAAAGAAATGAATATGAGAAGCATTTAAAAGCCGCTCAAGATGTTCACACTAAGCACGGTAAGCAGATGTATGCTCCAATTGATAGGGTTCGTGACCATATGAAATCCTATATCAATGATACAGTGCGAACTGGTGAGAAACCAAGTCCAGAAGGATTACAACATCATATAACTGCAAATTATGCTAAAGCTATCGATAAAGTAAAAACACAAAAATCAAAAGATACTAAGGCTGAAGAATTAAAAGGCCATTTAAACCATATCGAAACAAATAAAGAACATTTCAAAAATGTATTTAAATTACATCATCATTTACAACAAGCTAAGAATGTATTAGTTCATGTATTAGCTAAACATACTGGTGGCTTAGAACAAACCGTTGCTGGTCAGAAAGTTAAACCAGAAGGTTTTGTAGTTAACCATGAAGGTAAACCAACGAAATTAAATGATAGAGCTGAATTTAATCGTTTAAACTTTTTAAAGAGTCAGCAAAGAAAATAATGAAAATCACAGAAATATTAAAAGAAAATAGTTTACATATGTTTGATGTGGATGATACCTTATTCCATACTACAGCTAAAATTCATGTAAAAGACAAAGCTAATAAAACAGTTAAAACTTTATCTAATCAAGAGTTTAATTCTCACACACTTGAACCTGGACACCATTATGATTTTAGTGAGTTTAGGGATGCTGATAAATTCCACAAGGAATCTAAACCTATTAGCAAAATGATAAACAAACTTAAAGCTATACATAAGAATGTTCAAAAGAAACCAGATAGTAAAGTTATCCTAAATACTGCCAGAGCAAACTTTGATGATAAAGATAAATTTTTAGACAAGTTCAAAAAACATGGAATTGACATGGATAGTATTCATGTAGAACGAGCCGGCAATCTTCCAGGTGATGAACAGCCAGCTGAAAAGAAAGCTCAAGTTGTAAGAAATCATTTGGCTAGAAAACATTATAAGCATGTGCATTTGTATGATGATAGTTTAACTAATTTGAGAAGATTACAGAAAATGAAACATGAATTTCCTAATGTTATATTTCATGCTCATCATGTACAACCAGATGGTACCACGAAAGAATTAAAGGACTAATATTATGTTTAAAGAAAATTTGCAAAAATTCTTAGCTAATTTATTTACAGAACCTGATAATCAAACATGGTGTATCGTTAAGATTTTAACAGGTTTAGGTGCATTGACATTTCTTGGCGCATCGATATATCATGTAATTTTGAATCACACTTTTGATGCTCAATCATTTGGAATGGGGTTTGGCTCTATGCTGGCCGGTGGCGGTGGTTCTATGTTAATGAAAAAGGATACACCCGTACTATGAAATCGTTTTTAAGTCTTATGGAAGAAGAAACCAAATCAGTAGCAATGTTGTTTGGTCGAATGAACCCACCAACAAAAGGCCATGAAGAAAATGTCAATGGGTTAAAAGCATATGCAGCTAAGCATAACGCAGACCATTTGGTTGTAGCCTCAGGCACACATGACCCTAAAAAGAATCCATTATCTCCCGAAGATAAAGCTAAACATCTTAAGCGGGCATTCCCACAAACTAATATCAAAGTAGCCGATAAAGAACACCCAACAATCTTACATTGGGCTTCAGCTATGCACAATAAAGGATACACACACCTACATGTGATGGCAGGTTCTGACCGAGTTGATGAATATAAAAGATTACTCAACCAATACAATGGTAAAGAAGGCAAACACGGATTCTATAACTTTAAAAAGATAACAGTGCATTCAACTGGAGAACGTCAAGCTGGTGTGTCAGGAACAGATATGCGTAACCATGTTAAGAAAAATGATTACGATTCTTTCAAAAGTGGACTACCGTCAGCCATACAAGCGAATGATAAACATTCCCGTGAGTTGTTTCATGATACCAAGAAGGGTATGGGTATCCATGAGAACACAAGCCGTGGTATGTTCAAGGCCTTATTCTTAGTTGGTGGTCCAGGCTCAGGTAAAGATGTAATCATCCATGAGGCTATCGCAGAAAGAAATGTAACAGAGCTTAATGCTAACAAGGCATATGAGTTCTTGATGGACAAAAAGAAATTATCAGAAGAAACACGAGATTATCAACTTAATGCTATCCGTAATCGGTCAGCATTAGTAATCAATGGTGCTTCAGACGACCTATCCAAAATCACTTCAATCAAAGAAGAATTGGATGAATTGGGATACACTTCAATGATGGTGTTTGTTAATACCACGAATGAAGTATCTCAAAATAGAAATACTCGACACGCTAGGGTAATATCAGAGCAAATCAGACAAGAGAAATGGGAAAAGTCACAATCCAATTTGGACTATTTTTATGAGATGTTTAGTTGTTTCCTAGAATTCGATAATTCTATTAATATGCAAAGCTCTAATCTATTAATTAATGAAGCTAAGCAAAATGAGATAAGTGATATTTGTAATGAGATATCCTATTTCTTTAAAACGAAAGTGGCCAATGAGCAAGCAATTGCCTGGACACAATCAAATGCTAAATTGAATGAAAAGGAATTAACAAATGAAAAACATACTAAGCACAATAAAAGAGGTTATGGAAAAGGTTTGGAGAAATCTCTTCAAAGCAAAAATCTCAAATCCAAAGGCTTGCCAACACGGGTGCTCAAAGACAACAACTCCTCAGTCGACCAAATGCTCAGAAAAGCCGGTAAACCGGACGACATCAGAGACACCGATGTCCGAGGCAACAACTCCTACATCTTCCGCACCTACGAAGAAACGCAAGAAGCAGTATTACCATCACTCAAAGTCAACCCAGAGCCAAAAATCAAAGCCTTCGACACCGATAAAGAATCCCCCAAAATGAAGCGTAAGTCTGGTGTATCTTTACTGCCAGGCAAAGCAATGCAAGGTACTGGTGTCGGTAACACATTTGATACCAGAACTTCAGATTCAGTCTATCCAATGAGTGGTTTGGGTAATACAACATATAATGAAACTTTTAATAAGTTCAGAAATAAACTTAAAGGAGAAGCAATCGATTCTCCTGGAACAGACATGGGTTCGTATGGTGGTGTAGGCAACGGTGTTAATAAAGAACCAATGCAAACCTTACAAGATAAAGTTTCAACAAGTACAATGAAAAACAAATCATTAAAGAAAAGATTAGATAAATAAGCAACTAACAATGTTCGCAGTGGACACAGGAGATTAAAATGTTTCAGAAATTTGGTAAAGGTATTCCCCAATCATTAGTAGATATGGTTTCAGGTATTATGGAGGCTAAAGTAGAACCAGATGCTCCTGACGCTGAAGCTATTGCTCGTAAGAAAAGATTACAAGCCATCAAAGATAAGCAAGAAGATGATGCAGCTGAACGTGGTACGAGTGAAAAGAAACCTTCTAATGTACGAGTTCATAAAGGCACTTATGGCACTTCACATAAAGATGATGAAATGGATGAGTCACATGATATGGATGAATCTGGCTTACGCATGGCTGCACATGCTGCACACAAAGCAGGCCAAAAAGAATTTGAATTCTTAGGTAAGAAATATCCAGTTAAAGTTACAGAAGATGGTAAAGTTGATTGTAATTACGCTAAAGTAAAAGATATCGCTAAAAAAGAAGTTAGGGGTCATGAGAAAGCGATGCACGAACAAACAATTGATGAACGTGAACTTTCTGCAGGTGAAACTAAAAAGAAAGAACATATTGTTAAGTCAATGAAAAAGAACTTATCTGGTTTTAAATCTCGATACGGAGATAAAGCTAAGAGTGTAATGTATGCTACTGCTACTAAACAAGCTAAGAAAGAAGAAGCTGATAGTTCTAATGAAATAGTCAATTCTCGCCAAAAACAATACAATCAAGCTGAAGAATATGAGTTACACTTAGACTTGACTGAAGGTGAGAAAATGGATGGCAAGAAAAAAGTAGTTAAAAAGGAATCAATGATGGGTGCTGCACCTTCTAATGCTACTGGCATGGGTGAATCTCGTGGCCATAAAATTATTGCTGATAAACTTCGCCAGATTGCTTCTAAGTCACATGGTGTATCACCTGATATGTCGACCACCGCTCAAAATATCAAAGACAGACTTAAAGATGCTAAAAACCTTAGTCGTGTTGAAATTGTAAATCAAAAAGATACTTCTGTTAAAGAAGCTACTGATACTGAAACTAAAGATGCTTCAGGTAAAGTTACTTCATGGCAACATACAGGCGACTGGAAGAAATCTACTGGTTCTAGTGCTGAAAGAGGTAAAGGTAAAGTTGCTCATCTAAGTGACTTCGCTCGTAAAAAGACTACTAAGATGGCTAATGAAGAATCTGAAGAATTAGATGAAATTTCTGCTGACTTAGTTGGTCGATATTCTGATAAAGCAAGCAAAGAATATAATGACCCAAAAACTTCAGAACACAAAAAGGCTACACGCCGTGCTGGTTTAATGACTGGTTATAATAAAGCTAAAGGTCGTGCTAGAGTTCCTGCTACATACTCAGAAGAAATTCAAATTGTAGAAGCAGAAGATAGTTTTGAACATGGTAGAGAAACACTATCATATGGTGTTGGTACACATCCAGAGGTTGCTAAAGAACTACATAAACATGCAGGCAAAATTCAAGCCATCTTCCATAATACAAAAGATAATGCTATGGCTGCTGTAGTTCATAATACAGAAGATGGCGTACATGGTGACCATCATGTTTTACATTTCATCAATAATAAGAAAGTACACACAACAATTCATCCAACATTTGGTGATGCTGAAGCTCACGGTGTTAAAACTGTAACTACTAAAAAAGGTTTAGCGCATCTCAATAAAATGCACGGACTGATGAAAGAAGAAGCTGAAGAATTAGATGAATTATCAAAAGGCACATTAAGTTCTTATGTCAAAGGTGCTGCTACTGATTTACCTCGCCTAGGTAATACTTTAGGTCGTTTACAGACTCATGGTAAATTAAAAGATACTGAAAAACGAATTGGCTCACACATCGCTAAACGGTATCGTGGCATTGAAAGAGCAACAGATAAACTAGCCAAAGAAGATAGCAAATCTCCTGGCCAAGATGAAGATAACCACATGTCACCAGGTGCTACGGCAAGGAACTAATATGGAACAACTACAAGAATTTGCTAAAGAAGTTGTGGATCGTTATATCAAGTCGATGGGTTATAATCCAGAGACTATTGATAGAAACAAACGCATGGCTTTCACTAAAACTAGGGCATTTCAAAACTTTGCTGCTCGCATTGGTAATGAATTTACTAATGAAGAAGTTGAATTGGAAGAAGCAATGGAGTTTCCTCAAGGTGACTTTGATGCTAAAGGTTCTTCAGTCAAAGTAGTTGGAGAAAAGAAATTATCTAAAAAGGCTTCTGTGGTCAAGGAGTTATACATGAAGCATAGAGAAGTTCGTGAAGAACTCTATGACCATGAGAAAGATGATAAAGATGCCGGTAATTATGGTGGTAAGAAGCCAAAAATAACAGCACCTGACGGTGACCAGACCGGAGATAGGAAGTCTAAAGCTTCTATAGTCATGAGTGGTGGAACAACATTGACTGGACAAAAGAGAGATACAGTTGAAATCGATCCAATACTACAAAAAACTAGACCGGGCGTATCTAATGCTGATATGGGCCAACAAAAATAATAAATAGCAATATAATTCTGAAAAGATTAAGGAGAAATACAAAATGGCTTCAAATCAAGGTAATTACGATAACAGCGCTAATGCTCCATATTGGGCAGCTGCATCGGTTCATCTTCGTGGTAACACCACTAACTCTGGTACACTATTATATGATAACACAACATTAAATGCGTTTTATCGTCCAAAAAATGAAACGGTAGGTTTGTTTGGTGTTGATGATAATGAAAAAATTGTTGAAGGTGGTACAGGTTCACATGCTGGATGGGTTTTAAGAACAACAGGTACAGGTGGTCGTGCTGGTCGTATACAAGAAGAAACACTATCAGTTGTTTCTTCATTTCGTTCAGATAACAATGCTGATGATGCTGTATATCCAGACGCTTCAGCTGTTGTAACATTACAACCAGTTGCAGTTCAATATGTATATTCTAATACAGCATATGCTAACGTAGTAACACTCAGTACAGCAGTTACTGCTTTACCTACAGGTGCTGCTACAACTTATCTATGGCAATATAATACTGCTGATGGTGCACTTGGTTGGACAAACATTGCAAATGGTGTTGCTGTTTCACTATCGAACACAACTGTTTCTGGAAATACAACAGCCACATTAACTATTGCTCCTAAAACAATTAACAGTTGCAATACATCAGTGTTCCGCGCTCTTATTACAGTTACACCTCCAGGCACAGAAACAGGAAGTACAACTGTTACAGTAAATACAGCAAACGGCCAAACAATAGTTTTCGCCGGAGTTTAATTTAAATCAGTCTAAATAAGAGGGACTTCGGTCCCTTTTATTTTTGACATAAGAAGATTTTAATGATTGATGATTTGAATGATGACAACTTTTTGATATATGCTATGAAGGCTTACACCTCACCGCATTATATCATGGCCGAGTTTGAATCGGATATGAAAAGAACCAAATATCTGAAGAAGTTATTTCGCAGATACAAAACGAATAAAGACCTTAAAGAGAGGTTGATTCTAAACCACCTCATTTTATTGTATAATGTTTTTTCAATTGAAGCTACTACTCGAATTCTATTCTATAAAATAGATGAACGGGATTATGATATCCTAAAGACCTTTTTGGTTTATTTGAATTATATGCCTGTTAGAGTTGCCAGCATCAATGGAAAAAATATTGAATCATCTAATATTTTAATAAATATGGACATAGCAGAAATACTGAGGAAATTATGAAAACATTTAAATCGCATTTAACTGAATCATGCTGGAAAGGTTACAAAGCCATCGGAGTTAAAGACAAAGGTGGCCGTAAAGTTCCTAATTGTGTTCCTGTCTCAAAAGAAGAAGTTGAGATAGATGAGAAGAAAGACCATATGGAGTATGAAGATCCACATATGGCCATAAACCAATTAAGAAGTATTATTCATAATGCTCAAGAAATGTTAGATTTACTTGGTGATGATACTGATTTACCTGAGTGGATTGAATCTAAAATCACATTAGCTGAAGACTATCTTATGACTTCATCAAACTACATGCGTAGCGAAATGAAAGAAGATTATGACCACCTTGATGAAAAAAGTGCAGCATGGCAACGTAAAGCCGGCAAAAATCCAGAAGGTGGTTTAAATAAGAAAGGCGTTGACTCTTATCGTAGAGAACATCCTGGTTCTAAACTAAAAACAGCAGTTACAACTAAACCTTCAAAACTTAATCCTGATAGTAAATCAGCTAAACGCAGAAAATCATTCTGTGCTAGAATGGGTGGTATGAAGAAAAGATTAACATCAGCTAAAACTGCACATGATCCAGATTCTCGTATCAATAAAGCATTAAGAAAATGGAATTGCTAATATGCTAACTTTTAGAAGTTTTTTGAAAGAACAACCGACTCATCCAGAATCTAAGCCAACACATGACCGTGGTCATGATATCAAAAGGCACGCTAAGAGTTTGAAGCCTGTAGGCACGATTAAGACAGAAGATACTGTGGATGAACATATTGTAAAATCCGGTAGTCAATTCAAATTGGTTTCTAAAAAGACAGGTAAAAACTTGGGTACATATCCAACTAAAGCTGGCGCTGAGAAAAGAGAAAGAGAAGTTCAATACTTCAAACACATGAAAGAAGATGGTGGTGCCGGTGGTGCTGGCGGTGGTGGCATGTCAACAGGTGGTTCAGCTGGACCAACCAATGTAACTGGTGTCAAAGCATCTACGGATCCAGTAAGTGCTACTGCTGTTCATCCTAAAAAGAAAAAGAAATATATGGCGGGTATAAGAAGAAGTCCACCACAAATGTAATGGAGTTAGTATGAACATCACAGAACAACAATTGAGGCAAATATTACCTAGAGCTCAAAACCTAGGCAATTTGTGTCAAGTGTTGAATAAGTTATTACCTAGATATGGAATTAATACAACAAATCGGGTTGCTGGCTTCTTAGCTCAATGTGGTGTTGAATCTGCTGACTTCACTGTGTTTATTGAAAACTTAAATTATTCAGCTGAAGCTTTAAATAGTATTTTTGGTTCACATTTTCACGGTGACGCTGACCAGTATGCTTATCAACCTGAAAAGATTGCTAATCGCATCTATGCTAATCGTTTAGGTAACGGCGATGAATCTTCTGGAGATGGATACAGATATCGTGGTCGTGGTGCCATTCAATTGACTGGCCATGACAATTATACTTTATTTGCTAGTAGTATAGGCCTGACATTAGTAGATATTACCAATTATCTAACTTCACTACAAGGTGCAGTTGAAGTTGCTTGTTGGTTTTGGAAATGTAGAAGTGTTAATGCTGCTTGTGATGCTGATAACATAGATAAGATGACTAGATTAATTAATGGTGGGACTAATGGGTTAGACCAGCGCCATGAAAAATATGAAACAGCTAAACGAATACTTGAAGGAGTGAAATTATGTTAATGTTTTTATTGAGACTTTTCTCATCAAATTGGTATGGCTTGTTTATTCATATTATGTTTGCTATTGGATTAGTTCTTTATGTTCTAGGTCATTTTTATAAAAAAGTAGCATCATTTGATTCTACTGGTGTTCTTGTTGGTTTATTGGACCAGATTACACCTTATGCCATCATGATGCGCACTGTTGGTGTTATATTGATGTTGATAAGTATATACTATGAAGG